ATGCCGACGACTTCGCAGCCCTCCGCCGGGTGCAGGTGGCCCTCAATGTTCACGACATGGATGTCGGCATCGACTCCGGTTTCAACACGCAGACGGTCTACGACGCCTGCGCCGCCTATTCCTCGGTAACATCCAACCCGATAACCTTCCCTTGTGGGCTGCGCTACCCACCGGAGGGCGGCCTCCGCAAACCGATGGTGATTGGCTGGATGCCGCTAAAAGGCCGAGAGACCGGCGCCCGGTTCACATCGGCATCCGGTGCTGTCCATCCGTTCGGCCTGTCGACATCCTCCTCGATGCGGACTGACGTGGTGCAGCCCCTCCTGGTATTCGACACCGAGCACCTCCGGGACATGCTATCGAGGCTCCGGAAAGGCGACATCGAGCGGGAATGGGGCGTCCACCAAGATCCACCTAGTGTGCAGGCCGAAGGCGCCTACATTGCCGAGCCCGATCTCTACTGGCGTCACCTCGACTCTCACGTCCTGCGCCCACAAGCCAACCGCGCGGGCCGCATCAAACACGTCTGGGTAAAACGCAACCAAAAGTGGCCCGACCATCTGCACGACTGCGAAATCATGCAGCTCGCAATGGTGATGCTGTGGAACGACCTTGTTTCCACACCCGAGCAATAATTTTACTAACTGGTTGAAGGCAGGCCAAACACCTGCAGGGTCTCCGCCGGAATGTTCACATTCACGGTGGCCATCAAAAGGAGCTACCTCCGGGCTGTCTACTCGACGCTCGGTGGCGTGACCCTATTGGCCGCCTTGTCGGCCAAGTCCGTGGCGGCCTCGTCGGTGATTGAATCCGGCCAGGTTGTCCGGTCGACTTCATCGTCGGATGTTTCCGTCGAGTTCGCCGAGCCAGGCAAAGGCGCCCCCACCCCGTCCGAGATGGTCGAGATGTGGGAAAATCTAATCGGGGACTACGAGCTGGCTGTTTACTACCTCGGCCAGGACGGCATTGCCAGCCCCACCGACACCCAGATTTACAACAAGATGATGGCCGTGGTGCTCGTGGCTGCCACGTCTTACGGCGGCGACTTCTCGAACTTTCGCCGGGAGGCGAGCTACCGGGTGGGGATGTCCTAATGGGTTTCCTCGACACCATCCTAGCTAAGTTCCGTTCGGCACCCGTCGACCGTTACGAGGGCGCCTCGAACTCGATTCGCCGATCCTTCCTCGACACATCGTACACCTCGGTGAGGTTCGATGTCACCAGCTCGACCCGGCAGCAGATCGTCCGAAAGTCCCGGTTCTTCGAGCAGAATAACGCGGTGATGAACCGCTTGGGTGACCTGTTCGAGAACTACACGGTCGGCAGCAACTTCAGCGTGCAGCCGGCTTCCTCGGATCCGGAATGGAATCTCAAGGCCAAGAAATGGTGGGATATCTGGTGCAGATATCCTGACATCGGATCCCGGCAGTCTTTCGGCACCCTGATGTCATTGGCCGCCCGCGGTTGGTTCTACGACGGCGAATCTTTCATCCTACTCACTAAGGGCGAAACCGGCCGGCCCCGCCTGCAGCTCATCGAGCCGCAGCAGGTTTCCACCCCTACCGGGCAGGAGAATCAACCGGAGATCTTCGACGGTGTGCGGTTCGATACTCGCACCGGTCGGGCTCTCAGTTACTTCGTCGGCCAGGAGCAACAACAGGGACAGCTCGCCGACGTCCGGTCGATCTCATCCGACTCGATCATTCACATCTACGAAGCCCAGCGTGCCGGCCAGCTCCGCGGCCTGCCGTTCGTGGCTTGTGTGATCAACGACCTTCACGACCTGGACGATCTCCAAAAGCTGGAGATGGAATCCTGCAAGCTCGCCTCCAGCGTGGCCCAGGTGATCAAGACCAGCTCCGGGGAGGTCCAGGCCACAAGCCTGCGCTCCGGTGTGGCCGGTTCTCAAGGCACCGCACAGAACTACTACGAAAACGTGTTTGGTTCCTCGGTGAAGGTGCTGAAGTCCGGCGACGAATTCGAGCAGTTCCAAGCCGACCGCCCCAACGTCAACATGCGCGAATACTGGCGCAACCTGACCGAGAAGGTGTGCGCCGGCGTCGGCATCCCGTACATCCTGGTATTCCCCGAGGGAATGCAGGGGACCGTGTACCGCGGCGCCCTCGATATGTCGTCGGTGTGGTTCCGGAGCCGCCACCAGGTGATGGCATCGGCCGCCCGCCGTATCTGGGAATACGTCATGGAGTACGCCATCCGGGTGGATCCCAGCCTGCGCGACTCTCCCGACGACTGGTACGAAGTCTCCATCCAGGCGCCGCGGGCTCCGAATGTCGACGTCGGCCGTAATTCCGCGGCCCAACTGGCAGAGCTCGAAGCCGGTGTAACCACCTTCGACGAGATCTATGGCGCCCGCGGTATCGACTGGCGCTCCGCCTTGGAGTCGAAGGCTCAACAGGCCAAATACATTCAAGACCTGGCCGGAAAGTACGGCATCGACGTCTCGCAAATCTCGACCGCCCAGAAGCAGCCTATCGCGCCCGAGCCTGCCGACATGGCCATTCAGGAAAACCCGTCGGGCACTATGCCTGAACAAATCCCGGCCGAGCCCATCCAAGAGGTTGTTGCCGTGGCAGGCCCGAAGAAACGCAAACCTAGGGCCAAGAAAACCGAATGACTAAAGTAACCAACTGGCTTTCCTACCAGCCGCGGGCCTCGGCCATGGAGCCCGCCACCATCCAGATCTTCGACCAAATCGGTGAGGACTGGTTCGGCGGATCCGGTGTGTCGGCCAAGGCCTTCAGCCAAACCCTGCAGGACGTCGGCCAAGGCCCCCTTGTGGTCGAGATCAACAGCCCCGGCGGCAACGTCTGGGATGGTTTGTCGATCTACAATATGCTCCGAGGCCGTCAGGCGCCCGTCACCACCCGGGTGGTCGGCATCGCGGCCTCGATTGCTTCAATCATCGCCCTGGCCGGCGATACGGTTGAGATGGCCGAAGCGTCTCTGTTCATGATTCACGACCCCTCCGGAATGGTGGCAGGCACCTCGGAGGATATGCGGAAGATGGCCGACGCCTTGGACCAACACGCCGAGGTTCTAGCTTCGATCTACGCCAAGGCCACCGGAAAACCGACTTCGCAGATCCGGGCAGCCATGAAGGCCGAAACTTGGTTTACCGCCCAGGAAGCCATCCAGTTTGGACTGGCTCAACGCTCGACCGAGCAGCTCGCCATGGCAGCCTGCTGGCATCCTCGGGCCGTCACCAAGACCGCTCCGGAGACCGTCCGAAACAACCTCCGCCGCGGCCTTGAGCAGTATGCCGAAGGTCTCGCCGGTGATGGCCTTGAGAAGCAGACCGTCCTAGAGGCCGAGGCCTTGGTGGCCGGTGAAGCCCCTAACGAGGCCAAGATCCAGAAGGCGAACGCATGGTGGGCGCGCAATGAGCGCTTCCTTGAAGCCGAGCCCAACAGCCCGGCAGACGTGTCAGCCAATCTGTGGGGCGGCGCCGCCGGCCGTGACTGGTTCAAGGCCCTCTATGCCCAGCTCGAAATCGAGGAAGGCGAAACACCGGATGAATCTCCGGACGATACACTTTCTACGGCAGGCACTTCCGCCTCCGAAGATGGCGCGACAACCGCGCCGACATCACAGCAGACACCACACAACATGACTGAATCCAACACCGTGGTGGCGGCCGCTCCTAGTGCGCCGACCGCCCTCGACATCGACGCCATCGTCGCCAAGGCCGTTGCCGCTGCCATCAGCGCCAAGACCATCACCGCCGCCCCGGCTCCGGAGCCCATCGCCCCGGTTCGCATCGAGAACCTCGGCAACCCGTTGCTTGAGGCTCACAAGAAGATGCAGGCCGGTGCCGACCGCCGCTCCTGGTTGATCTCCAACCACAGCGAGCTGTTGCGCCAGAGCCAGATTCACGCTCCGCAGAACGCCAACACGTTCGCCTCTGGCCTCGTGGTTGATTACCTTGCGGACGCCGTGATCACCGTCGCTGCGAACCGCTTGGCGCTGGTCTCCGCGTTCAGCCGCAATGTCGGCCTGGACAACTTGCGCCCCCGCGCCACCGTGCAGGTGAAGAAGTACACCACCGGCACCGCGGCCCAGACCAACCCGACCTCCTGGGAGACCAACAACGACAGCACGCTGGCTGCCACCGCGGTCACTGTGAACCAGATCTCGAAGAACTTCACCGTGACGCAGCAGGAGCTCAACCAGGGCTTTAGCCTCGCCGACTTGGCCGCTGGCTCTGCTGACCTGTTTGCCTACGGCATCAGCGACGTCCTGACCGCTCTGATGGTCACCGGCAACTACGGCACCGTGACCGGCATCGGCTCGGCTGCGAACTTCGACTCCTCCGACCTCCCGGCGATCCTCGCCCTGGCGAAGAACTACCGCAGCAAGAACCTGATCTTGGACGGCGGCCACCTGGCCCGCATCCAATTCTCCGGTCAGAGCACCGCCTCCGCCGGCACCGTGGCCATGCCCGACAGCCGATTCGGCCCGTTGAACAACGGCCGGTTCGGATTCGATGTGATCGCCGAGAACAACCGCTGGACCTCGGCCGAGACCAACACGGTCGGCTTTGTTTGCGGCCCTGACTCCATCGCCATCGCTTCCGGCCTCCCGGTCGGAATGATCGCCGGCGAGTTCATCGAGCAGCGCACGGTCACCACGGCCAACGGCCTCTCCGCCCTGTTGTCGGTGTGGTACAGCCGCGCCAGCCGCTCGCACATGGCGTCGTACGACATCATGTTCGGCGCCGCGGCTGCGGACACCACGCAGGCCGAGATCCTGACCACCGCCTAAGGCTGAGTCATGAGAATCGCAACAACCATTGCGGTGGACAAGGCAGGCAAATCGAAGATTGTCGCCGGTCCCGAAGTCGATGCAGCCGCCCAGCGCAGCGACTTCAACACCGCGAAGATTGCAGAGGGCTCGAAGCTCATCCTGTGGATACAGGGAGCCTTAGCACCGAAAGTTCGTAAGGGTTAACCTAATATTGGGGAGGCTGCTGGAAATCTCCGGTGGCCTCCCCTCTAACCGAAAAACAAAATGGCCGTTCAAGCAGACATCGCAACCGAGTACAGCATGGGACGAGAGGGCTTCTCGTTGGTTACCAGCACTGCCGCACAATCTGGTGCGTGGTCTGGTTTGATTCCCACGGAACCCACCGTTTTCACTTCCATCACCGGACTCGGTATTTCCGGCACTTGGACCTCCAAGACGATTCCCGCTGGCTTCCCGTTGGTTGGCAACATCACCGGATTCCAAATCTCCAGCGGCTCTGTGGTGGCGTTTAACGCTCGCGCCTAATGATTTCACTCGGCATAGCACTCAATCGGTTGTTCGCCGGTCAAGCCGGTGGCACTGACGCGCCCGTGCTTCGTCGAGATGTTCTCCGCGAGGATGAAGGCTTCCTGTGGCAGGAAGACGGAACCTCAAAACTCGTCATTACACTTGGCACTTTCGATTACCTTCTAAGAGAGGACGCTGGCTTCCTCTTTCAGGAAGACCTCTCAAAACTCGCAATTCAATCTAACTGATTATGGCAGACTCAAAAATCACAGGACTCGCAGCTTTAACGACGGCTGATCCGGCAAATGATATGTTGCCGATCGTTGATGTGTCGGACAATTCAATGGCCGCGAGTGGTACGACCAAGCGAATCAGCATCAACAACATCCTCGCTTGTTCGCCATCCGCCACCCTCGCCTCCGCCACCATCACCGGCGATCTGACGGTGGATACCAGCACCCTGAAGGTGGATTCGGTGAACAATCGGGTGAGTTTTGGCATTGCTACACCGAATAGAAACGTTGTTGTTTATGCTGCGGCCTCGCCTGTTTTGCAGATTTGCGATGCGACGACTGGAACAACCGCGAATGATGGTTTGCTGATTACCCAAGCTGGTGTTGATACGTTCATTGAAAACGCCGAAATCGGCGGGATGAATTTCCGCACGAGTGCGGTTACTCGCTATCAAATTGATTCGACCGGCATCAGCACTTGGTCCGTAGCTGGCACAACCGCCATGACCCTGAACTCCACGGGGCTGGGCGTGGGGGGAAGTCCGACGGGAACGTTCCCGGTCATTTTGGTCGAAGGAGGCGCTGGAACTTACGCTAAATTCAACTCCAAGGTCGGAGCAAAAACATGGTCCACTGGCTATCGCTCTGGAACGACTCAGTTTGAAATTCAGGAGGATGGAACTGAGCGATTCGTAATTGCCAACGGCGGCAACGTGGGCATAGGCGTTACGCCGATTACATCCCACATTCTTTCTGCGGCTGGACCACTTGCAATCACCGGAACTTTTTCAGGAACTCGCACCTCTTACATCACAAACTCAAGCGCGGCTTCCATCTATTACACCGATGGAGGCGGTTCTGGTTACTTTACTGATTTCGGAAACCTGATTATCCAGCCGAGAACAAGTGCTGCACGAAGCGTTGTCATTGCTACCGGATCAACCACACCAGTCGAACGCGCTGTTGTAAAATCAACCGGACAAGTGCGTTTCGTCCCTCTTGCTGCCGATCCTTCAGGTGCTGAAGCTGGCGATGTTTACTACAACAGCACAAGCAACAAGCTGAAGTGCTACAACGGAACCACTTGGAACGACCTCTTTTAATCCATCCCATGATTACCCTCTCTTGGATCATCGAACGCCTTCTCGTTAAGCCCACCGAAGGCACTCTCACGGACGTTGTGATTACCGCCGACTGGCGTTGCAACGGCACTCAGGATCAGTACAGCGGCACTTGCTACGGCTCCTGCTCGTTCGCTCCGCCGAGTGGTTCGTTCACTCCATATCCCGACCTCACGCAGGATCAGGTCTTGAACTGGTGCTTCAGCAATGGCGTCGATAAGACTTCCATCGAAGCAAACGTGACGCAGCAGATCAACGACCAGATCAACCCGCCGATCATCGCTCCGCCGCTGCCGTGGTTACCTCCGGTTGAAATCGTCCCGCCGATGTTGCCGCAGGTGGAGCCGGTTTTGGTTGCGGAGCAGCCAGTCGTTTCCGACACTGCCGCCTGATATGATCAAGATCGAACTGACTCCGCAGCAATTCAACCAGCTTTATGAACTGCTGGTCATTGGTATGAAGGCCGGCAACGTCCAAAACATGAAGGTCGGACTGCCGCTCGTTGAAATCCTCGAAACCGCAGCCGCGCAACACAAACCCGAGTAACATGGACGCAACCAACCACGGCGGAACGAATGGCCTAGCCTTGTCGCTGGGCACGGCAGCGGCAGCAACGTCTGCATCTATGCTGCCCCAGCTCACCGACGAGATCCGTTTTGCCTCCGCCGTGGTTGGTTTGATTGCGGCCTGTGTTGCTCTCTACAAAGCTATTAAGAAATGAAAAACACCAAGACAACTCTCGCCGGTATCGGAGCCATCCTCGTCGCAGTCGGTGGGGCTCTCAAGGCCCTGTTCGACGGCGACCCCAGCAGCAACGTCGATCTCGCTGCAACCATTGCCGCGGTGACCGCCGGTGTGGGCCTCATCGCCGCCAAGGACGCCGAGAAGAAATCGGAATGAACGTGATCGAGCAGATCGTGACGGCCATTCTGAAATGGCTGACCGGCCTGGCTAAAACTGAACCCACTGCCGAAGATGCCAAACCAGACCCCGAGCTTAAGCAAAAGCTGCTGGATCGCATTGATAAGTCTGGCGTCTAGCTGTGGCTGTCAGACCCGAGTGGTCTATGTGCCCCACGGCGAGCCTGTGCGCCTCGCTGAGAGCGTCAAAGCTCGAGTTTGGGTCAAAGGTGCGGACGGGACTCCTGTGCGCTCCAGCAACCGAATCACACTGCCGGAAGGCTGGTACTCCCTCCCCAAATGACCAACGTAACCCAAGAGATTCCCCGCGGCGACCGGTGGATCGTGCCGGTAACTGTGACTATACCGGACGATGCAACCTTCTCCTGGTCGGGGATTCTGGCGAAGTGTGAGGTCCGGAACGCTGACGACCTGTCTCTATTCGTGACGCTGACCCCCACCGCGGATCTATCGGTGACCGGCGCCGCCACGTTTACCTTGGAGCTGACCGGCGCCCAGACCATCACCAAGAACATCGGCGACAAGATGGTAGCCGACCTGGTGATCTACCGGACAAGCCCGACGTTCGGGCCGCACACTCTTGTTGTTTTCCAACTGAACATTGTCCGCCGGATCACGACCACCACATGAGCGACCTGGCCATCACGTTTCAGGAACAGAGCTTTCTGGTTCAATTCCCGCGTTATGTCGCCGGAACCACTGGCGCCGGTGGTTCTGTGGCGTGGAACGATGTCACCGGCAAGCCGGCCACCTTTCCGCCTTCTGCCCATACCCATCCAATTTCCGAGGTGGTCGGCCTCCAGACGCTCCTGGACGACGCCAACGGCACAAAGCTAAATCAGGCCACGGTCAAACTGGTGCGAAAAGCCAGCTCCGGCACGATCACCAAGGGGCAAGTTGTCTACATTGTTGGATCTCAGGGCACCCATCTCACTGTCGAGCGTGCCGATGCAGATTCCGAGGCCACGGCAGCAACGACCATCGGTGTTGCCATGGGCAGCATCACAAACACGGTCGAGGGCTACATCATTGTTCAGGGCTTCATCGACGGCCTGAGCAACCTGCCGACCGCCACCTTTACCGAAGGCCAGGCGCTCTGGCTCTCGTCCACGGCCGGAGGATGGACCAACACCCGCCCGACCCAGCCGGCGCACGGCGTTTTCCTTGGCTGGGTGGTATCGACCAGCAACGGGGCATCTGGCCGAGCCTACATTAAAGTCATCAACGGCCAGGAGCTGAATGAACTGCACGACGTGCTCATCACCAGCCCGGCCAACGATCAGGTTTTGACTTACGAGACATCCAGCGGGCTCTGGAAGAACAAGACGGCATCATCTGGCGGAATCACCAACAGCCAATCCATCGTCAACGCTCTCATTTTCGGCTGACCCATGAAGCAATTCACCATTCCATCCTACACGTTCACGCCTGGAGCCTCGGGCGTCGGAACCGTCAACCTATCCGGCATTTCAGGCTTCAACGTCAAATATCTGGTCGCCGTCATCAACCAGACCCGTGGCGTGGTGATCTACAGCACCGGAGACACTGCGACCCGATACACGAATCTGGCCGGAACCACGTTGACGTTGAACGTGGACACATCGACGCACAACAGCGGGGACGTGCTGCAGGTGATCTACGAGGTCACGTCAGCCGATCCTCTGACTGACACGCAACTGAGGGCTACGGCGGTCCCGGTGAGCGGCACAGTGACAGCCAACACTGGATTGAGCCAGCCACTTACCGACACTCAACTCAGGGCGAGTGCTGTTCCTGTCAATGGACCTCTTACTGACGCAGAGCTCAGGGCAACTGCTGTTCCAGTTTCTGGAACTGTGACAGCAAACACTGGTTTGAGTCAGCCGCTTACTGACAGCCAATTGCGAGCGACTGCTGTCCCGGTCAGCGGCACGTTCTTCCAAGCCACTCAACCCGTTTCTGCTGCCGCTCTCCCGCTGCCTTCCGGCGCATCCACCGAAACCACTTTGGCAGCCGTCGAGGTCGATACGTCGGCCATCGCGTCATCGGCCTCTGCCATCAACGGCAAACTTGCTGCGCTATCGACCCGCGTTCTGGACAATGAATCATCCGGTTCACCTGTCCGCGCAATCGGTCAGGAAATCTGGAACGTGTCGTTTTCTCAAGTCGGAGCGTCGGTAATCTCTGACCAGTTTGTCGCCCCGCAAACAGGCACTGGCGTCTCATACAGCCAAGCATCCGGTGCGCTGGCCATCGTTGCTGGAACTACTGCCAACGCTGAGTTCTTCACACGTTCGACGACTACTTGGCGCGGAGCCATGCGGCTCAAGTTCTCGATTGTCTCATCGCAACGTATCGCCAACACCAACTTGGCGGTCATGCTGGCCGACCTTGTTGGCGAAGGTCTGACTGTCACGATCAACAGCGCGACAAGCATCACCGTTGCTCAAGCGGGCCATGCTTTCACTTCAACGAGCGTCGGTCAGTTCGTTCAAGTGGGCCGCATCGTTGGCGCGAATGGTGTTCCGGGTCGTTACGCCATCGCTTCGGTTGTGGCGGGTGTTTCCTACAACCTCACCGTTGCTGGCTGGCCTGCGTCTGGTAGCTGCACGGCGACAGTCTTCGGGCATTCGTATGTCCGAAACCTTGTCACCGGAACGACAGCCACAAACATCAACGTCGATGCTCAACGCCGTGGATGGGCGCAGGGCGACACTACCGCAACGATTAACACAACGGCTTCTCCCGGTACAATCATCACTTGCGAGCTGACTGGTCGTGAGGTGTTTTGGGCGGATCAACTTCGGGCCACAACGACAACTCCGACCGTTGCGGTTAGGGCAAACCGCGTCGAAAACATCCCAGACGACAATCTCGACCTTTACCTGTTTGTCTGGTCGTTCAACGGCACAACCGCGCCAGCCTCATCGACGACGTGGACAATCTCTTTTTGCGCTATCGAGAAGTTCGCCAACATGCCCGTCTACATTCAGGGCAATCGGGCGCAGGGCGCGATGAATCCGATACCTGTCCAGACCCAAGGAACCGTCGCGACCAGTTTTACCCAACCCGCTTTGGTCGCTGGTAGTGCTCTAATCGGCGACGTGGGCCAGCAATATCGCGCAAACGCCACAGGTGCCGCTTCTGGTGCTCATTTAGTCAGTGCCGCAACCACCAACGCCACCATTGTCAAAGGATCTGCTGGGCGTGTACTAGGTTGGGCATTAGCAAACACCAACGCAGCGTTTCGATACGTTAAGCTGCACAACCAAACCACAACACCAACCGCTGGCTCTGGCGTTGTCAGAACCATCGCCATTCCTCCAAACAGTTTGGCCCAAATGAAACTTGAAGGCGGAATTGCTTTTGCCACGGGTATCGGCCTCACGACCGTCACAGGCTCAACCGACGCCGACACAACGGCGGTCGGGGCGGGCGACATCGTTGGCGAACTCTTCTTTGCGTAAGATGAAAATCTTAAGGTTCCTTCGAGACTGCTGGGTGGGTGGCGTGTTCTACGCAACCAACCAGCCCGTTGCGTTTGGAAACCTTGCGTCGGACATTTTGATTCAATCAGGAGACGCCATTGAGGTGACCGGAATCGGCTGTTGGACAGATCACGAAACAAACTTGGGGAGGCTATCTTGACGACCATAGGAACCAGCCTGCAGCAAGGAATGTCAGTCTTGGCCAAGCTCATTGGTGAGCCGACCTTTTTGTGGAAGGGCACCGCTGTCGACTGCATCCCGGCATCAATCAATGACCTAAACTCGGTGGTCGCTGGTGGATTTCAGGACGACATCACCTGTCGCTTGCTGGTAAAGGTCGAAGACTGGACCGCCGCGGATTCGTCCATCGTCCTAGTGGATGATTCCATCAACACGGTCGAAAACGACCTGACCAAGCCCGTCATCGGCCGCACGTTGACCTACAAGGGCAAGCTGTACCGGATTGCTGCCGTTCGGCAGGATCCAAGCCAAGGCTTTTACAAGCTGGACCTGACAAGCCCAAGGAAATGAGGCCAGCCGTTCACATGGAGGTCGACACAAGCCGCTTCGATGCGGCCTTGAAGGAATACCTCCTGTCGACCAAGCGCGACCTGCACAAGGCGATCAACGCTCGTTTCTTTTACCTGATGGTCCGGCTGTTTGTCCTAGTGCCGCCTAAGAGCCCGGGCCAAGAGCGGCGCCGGATTGCCGACTACCTCGGGACGCCGCTAGGTGACATCAACCGGAAGGACCGCAAGAGCGGAAAGAAGGTCGGGCGCAGCCGGATCTTTCGCCGGGTGCACCTGATCGCCCAAGCGCGCAACCAGAAGCAAGGCGGCCGGGGCCTGTACGGCGAGCGAATGAAAGACGCCGCCTCGGAACTGATGCGGAAAGCCTTGGGCTCGGTCGGCTACCTCCGGTCTGCCGTGGTGAAGTCCATCCGGATCTACAACAAGGGCTTTGCCCAGTTCGAGTCGGCCAAACGCAAGAAGCTCAAGAAGCCTTCGACCGCCAAGCGTGTGCCACCGACTAACAAGGCGTTGCTTGCCATGGCGAACCAGTACGGCCTTCCGCAGGAAAACGTGGCTGTCCACAAGGGGACGGTGGCAAAAGGTGTGCAAGCCGTCCCTGGATGGAACCCGACGGCCTTTGTCTCAATGCGCACAGGCATTGCTGACAATCAATACAACCGGGTGGCCGGAATCTACAATCCGGCAATGCAAAAAGCCTTGAATGACGAGCGTGCAGAAATGGAAGCGCACATGGCCGAGGCACTCCTAGCCAACGGAGACGTTCTCGTGGATAATGGCATCGACATCAAATGAACGGCGTTGCACTCAGAGCAGAGCAGGCGATCGTTGACTATCTGACAGGCCAGACGTGGCCGTCAGACGGTTCCCTG